CTTATGGTAGGGGAGTATAGCAATTTTTGCAATGTATAAAGCAACATATACAATATAGTCTGTGGTATAGCAATTTTTGCAATGTATAAAGCAACATATACAATATAGTCTGTGGTATACTATATATAATCCATTAAGACGAAGGAGGCATACAATGAATAAAGAAGTCGTTATTAAAATCACTTTAACCGATGATAACATCACTTTGGATGGTGAGAACCTGCCAGAACTGACCATAAATGGTATTATCGACAGTATCCAGGTCCTTGTCAGTCTTGCGAAGGTCATGTTTGATTGGCAGAAAGGAGCTGAAGAAGATGGAAATGCGTAAATTCATCATCGAGATGCACCCGGATGGTACGTTGACGTGCTGCGAGTACGAGGACCCAAAGGACGCGGCCCGAGCCGCAAATAATCGTGCATGGTTGGAAGGTTATCGGCAAGCGCTTATTCATTGCAACGAAAAAACAAGAACCCTTAAAACATTTAAGGGCACTTGTTTGTCGGCAGATCTTGAGTATCAGGGCGCCGTTAAAGTACGCGATTATATGAGCGCTTTCTATAATAAGTTATACAATAAGTACATTCATTAAGTTGAAAACGGCCCTCCGGGCCGTCTACCGGGACCGCCCGCCCGGTGCTGATGAGACAGGGCACATATTGAAAGGAGTTTTGTATTATGTCCGAAGCAATGATGAAGTCCGAAAACAATGGTGCTATGATGGTATCCGACGTGATGAACACCGGCGTTGGGTATACCGACATGAACCTCTCTGACCGTTCTGCCGCGGTTGCCTTCTACAATGCAACAAGCAACCCCGCCAACAAGCTGAAGGAGCATGTCAACGAGGTTTTGTCGCTGGTTCATGTTTCCGTGGAGTGTGTAGAGGTCAGCAAGGACGACGTTCCCGAGGGCAAGACGATTGCCCCGCGAGTGGTCCTCATTACCGATGACGGGCAGTCGTATGCCTGCGTTTCCGTCGGCGTGTATCAGTCTCTGAAGCGTATGTTTACGCTGCTTGGAACCCCTGACACGTGGACGGAGCCGGTGAAGATCAAACCTGTTCTTATCAGCACCAAAAAAGGGCAGGTTTTGTCTTTGAATCTGGTTTAATCTAACCAAAGGCCGCCGCAAATGCGGCGGCCTTATTTATTATAGGAGGCCCCATGAAAATTACAGATAACCGACTAACCTTGCTGAACTGCAACGACTCCATGATATATCTTGCCTCGGCCATTGTATACAGTGGAGTCACAAACAAAGATGTTGATTTTTTCCGATCTAAATGGGCAGAAATCATTTTTAACGGCCTAGGCATAGAAGCGTACCCCCTCAACTGGTATTATATGATTATTAATAGAAAGGAGCGAAAGAAGCATGGCAGTAGGCGCAGCTAAAGCACGTGCAGCCCTTAAATACAGTTCAGAGCTATACACCCCGTATGCTTTGGACTCCTGGCCCGATAATCAAATGCGCAAAGAGTACACGCGACTGCGTGACATTGCGCAGAAACGTATTAAGCGCCTATCAAAAGACCCCATTAGCGGGACAAGCGATGTCTACAAGGAATTTGCCGGAGGGTTCCCAACTCTAAAGGCGATGCGCGGAGACCGAAAAGCATTGGAGCAGGCCCTTGCGGATGTAGCGCGGTTTGTTCGTTCTAAAGGTTCCACCGTGGGCGGTGCGCGTGAGGAATTTGAGCAAAAAATGAAAGTCGGTGGTATTGATGTAGCCTACGTGCCCGAAGATCAGTATACGGCCCTGTCTGAATGGTGGGAGATCGTAAAAGCATCGGGCGTGTATTACTATCCGTCTGACCAACCGGTCATGTACTGGCGCGAGAAAGGCGGCTACAATGTCAGTATTGACGATTTTGTACAGTGGCTGCAAGGTGAGGTCAATTATGGCAAAGAATGGGACTATAGCGAGGGGAGCAGCTCTGCCGACCTGCGCGGAGGTTTTGGTGGAGGCTTGTAATTATAACCCTGTCCCCTGGCTAATGGAGCACCTAGACCGCAAGCATACAAAAGGAAAAAAGCGCAAAACGAACAAGAAACGATTGTATGTGGATATGCCTTGCGCTTTTGATATTGAGACGAGCCGAGTATGTATTGACGCCAACGACAACCCCCACACCATCATGTATATCTGGCAATGTCAGCTCGGTTTGGATATTACCATTATTGGCAGAACATGGGGCGAATGGTTAAATTTTACAAACACAATTAGCGATTACCTGCAAGCAAACAGCGGCGCACAGGGTGACTGGTTTTTGTGTATGTACGTTCATAATCTTGCCCATGAATTCCAATATCTGTCGGGCGTTATGGAGTTTGGCCCGGGTGATGTATTCGCCAGTAAACCCCGCAGGGTCTTAAAATGCGACAACCGCGCTATAGAGTACAGGTGCAGTATGCGCCACAGTAATTTATCCCTTGATGCTTGGGGCAAACAGCTGGGTGCCCCTCATGCTAAATTAACGGGTGCTCTTGACTATTCAAAAATACGATACCCCTGGACTCCCCTGACATCTACAGAATTAGCGTATTGTATCAATGACGTTAGGTGCATTGTAGAGTGCCTGCTAATTGAGATGAAGCGAGACGGTGACGACCTCTACACGTTACCATTAACGCGCACCGGGTACGTCCGACGAATGGCACGCGAAGCGATGTACAAATGGGGCATTAAACGGGTCAAGCGTCTACTGCCGTCGTGGGAATTATATCAAATGCTGCGGGAAGCATTCCGAGGCGGTGACACCCACGCCAACCGCTATTATGTGGGGCTCCATCTGGAAAACGTTGGTTCTGTGGATATGTCTAGCGCCTATCCCGCGGTACAATGTGAATGTTATTTTCCTATGACTCCATTCAGGCAGGAACCGGCTACTGTAGAACGGTTAATGCAATCTATGCGGCACGGCAAAGCTTGCCTAATGCGCTTACAAGTGAAAGGGCTGCGACAGCGCTTTAAGTGGTGGGGGTTCCCATATATCCCCCTTGCAAAGGTTAGGCACTGTGAAGGATACATTAACGACAATGGCCGTCTGTTGTCTGCTGACCATTTCGAGATCACCATAACAGATATAGATTTCAGAATCATTGCCAAAGAGTATGATTGGGACGCTCTCAACGTCTTGGACCTTTACACGTCCGATTATGGCAAATTGCCAAAACCCTTGACGGATTGCGTTAAAGAGAGCTACATTGGCAAAACATCCCTTAAAGGGGTTCCCGGTCAAGATTTGTATTATGTCAAGGCCAAGGGCGATCTTAACAGCTATTACGGAATGACCGCGCAAGATCCCTTGCAGCTGGACACACTTTTTGACGAGGACGACCCCAACAATCTATGGAGCGAATGCACCGATGACCCAGAGGGCAGCTATAACGACCACTGCCCCCATTTGTTCTTACCCTACCAATGGGGCGTATGGACTACTGCCCACACTCGCAAGCGCCTAAAAATAGCGCAGTGGGCCGCCGGCAAGAATGGCGTTTACTGTGACACAGACAGCGTCAAATATATGGGTAGTATTGATCTGTCGGACTTTAACAAAGCAGTTAAACAACTTGCAAAAGATAACGACGCTGGCGCCACTGACCCAAAAGGCAATACTCATTATATGGGCGTGTATGAGCAGGAGCGCAGCTATGCGGAGTTTATGACGTGGGGCGCTAAAAAATACGCGATTACTTATAAAAAAGGCGGGCCGATCACTACCACTATAGCAGGAGTCAGCAAGCGGAAAGGCGGTTTAGAGCTAGCCCTGTGGGGTGGTTTTGAGGTATTCAAGCCCGGGTTTACGTTTTGTTTGGCGGCAGGAAATCAGGTTATTTATAATGACCGCCCCAATGTGCCCGATTTTGTGGTTGACGGGCACACGGTGCACGTAACAAGAAATCTGTGTATTTGTGATAATACCTATACGTTGGGTATTACTGACGAATACGCAAAGATACTAGGGTACAAGATTATGGAGGTTATCTGATGATTAAACTTTATACTGACGATGGATGGCCGAATTTCTCCGAAAAAGACGGCATTCTTTCCACCGGGGCCCCGATCATTTTTATATGGGGCGGGCGTGGTACTGGCAAGACCTATGGAGCGCTAAAGCATGTGCACCAGACCGGGGACGATTTTTTGTATCTGCGCCGCACGCCGCAGCAAGCGGAACTAATCTGTGCGTCGCCTAGTATGTGGCCGTGGTCTCCGTTGAATGATGATTTGCAAACCCATTACGCCCCTTTTAAATTGCCTAAAATTGCGGGTCTCTATGAAGTGGGCAACGCAGGGGCCTACACTGATACAGGGGCACCCATTAAGCCTGCGCAGATGGCCGGAGTTGTGGGGAGCGTCGTCACCCTGGCCCGAACCCGTGGTTTTTCAAGTCCCCACACTAACATCATCATTTTGGACGAGTACCAAAAAGAAGAGTCGGACTATTATCGGCGCGGGGAGGGCGTGGGCCTTGCTAATATCTATGAGACGGTCAACCGTAACCGCGAGTTGCAAGGGAAAAAGCCCTTGACGTTGTTGTGTATGTCCAATGCCGTCGGCATGGCCAACCCCTATTATATGCAGTGGGAAATTACCGATATTGTTGAAAAGATGATAGGCAAGAAAGAGCGCGTCAAGCTGTTGGCAGATAAAGGCATTCTTTTGATTGATCTCGTGGACAGCCCTATTGCAAAAGAGAAAGCAGATACAGCTCTTTATAGGTCAATGACCGGAACGGACTTTTACAGGTCTGCTATTGAAAACCAATACAGCGCCGAAGAGAAAAGTCTAGTGGTGTCTCGGCCCTTACGTGAATATTATCCGCTTGTTCAGATTGGGCGCTGTTGCATCTATGAGCACAAAAGCAAACCACTGTACTATGTGTGTCGGCACCGGTCGGGTGATATGCCCATGTATGGCACCGGCGAATATGAGCGAAAACGATTCAGGGCCGCATATGGGTACATCTGGCCCGCTTACTTGCAGCGGCAGATAGAATTTGAGCGCTATTCGGATGAAATTTTCTTTCGCGAGTACTGCGGTACTTGACTTTTTTTAAAGAGCAACGTATAATAAAGATAATCCCCGGTGCCCTAGGCAGCCCCCAGAAGGGGTGGGCAAGCGTCAGCCAGCGCATGAACCGGGGATTTACTTGTATATGTATCTGTAAGGAGGTGCACAAAATGGACGCTAGTACTGTGATCCAGGCTATTTCTAACGTGGGATTTCCGATTGCAGCGTTTCTGCTGATGTGGTATCAGTGTAATACTGTCGTTAAGGAGAACACGGCGGCTATTACCGAGATGAGGCTTGCCCTGGACGATATCAAGAAGGAGAGCTGACTTATGGGGTGCTATATCATTTTCGCCCAGTCGATCACAAACGAACGCGCGTTTCTGCTGGCTGATTTGTGCGCCCGTTTGAAAATCCCTTATTATAGCGACTGGGCCGACGTCGCCCACACGCGGCAGTGTTGCGCAGTGGGTCCCGTGACAAAAGGAGACAAAGACCAGGTAGTTGAATGCTTAGCACATGCCACATACGTTGTAATGGAGGCGATCAAAGTTGAAAATCAGTGAAAAAGCGGCCCTCGCAATGGCCGGATACACCAAAGCAGAGATTGAAGCTATGGAGAAGCCGCAGCCCGCGCCGCAGCCCGCGCCGCAGCCCGTCCCGCAGCCCGCGCCGCAGCCCGTCCCGCAGCCCGCGCCGCAGCCCGCGCCGCAGCCCGTCCCGCAGTACGAAGGCCTTGAGACCCTGCTGCAGCAGCTTTTGCAGGGTCAGCAGACTACCGCACAGGCAATGCAGACCATGACCCAGACGTTGCAAGCGAACGCGCTGGGGCTCGGCATCCAGCAGCAGCCGACGGCCGATGCTGCCACTGTAACGGCCCGAATTATCGACCCCACCTATGGAAAGGAGGTAAAGTAACATGCCTCTTGGTATGGATTTTGCGGACATTTCCGCAATTCTGACGGAGATTAACAAAGCGGCCACTGGCAAGACACCGACGTCTCCCATCGTGGATACGTCTAGTTTCGTTTCCGTCGCGCAAGGCACGCTGCTGGCCGGCCGCGACAACTTCACCAGAGCGATCAGTCAGGTTCTGGGACGTACCATTTTTGCCGTCCGCCCCTACGATGCCCCGCTGAAGCGCTTGCAGGTGACCGGCGACGACTGGTCGAACCATGTGCGGAAGATCAATTTTAGCGACGATGCCCCCGTCACCGATAAGGCGTGGGCGCTGGAGGACGGCAAGAGCGTGGACATGTACGAAGTCCACAAGCCCAGAGTCCTCCAGACAAACTACTATGGGCAGACCAATTACAGCCGCGTGTATACCCAGACAGACACCCAGATGGAGGCGGCATTCAAGGGACCCGAGGAACTGGCACAGTTCTGGTCGTCCTTTGTGCTGCACCTGTCGAACCAGATCGAGGCAGACCGGCGCAACCTCGCCAACAACCTGATGGCCAACCATCTGACCGGCATGACGGTGACCTGCCCCAGTAGCGTTATTTATCTGCTCGATGAGTACAACGCCCAGCAGGGCACCGAACTGACGGTGCAGGACGTGTACAAGGAAGCGAATTTCCCTGGATTCGCAAAGTACGCCTATGGCCGTATTAACGACATTTCCCGCCTTATGAAGGAGCGCTCCATCAACTGGCACCAGAACTGGGTGAGCGGCGACAAGACGTACTACATCATGAGACACACTCCATATGACCGGCAGCACCTCTATCTGTACAGCGGCACGCAGAGCCAGATCGACGCCCGCGTGATTCCCGAGGTTTTCCATGATAACATGCTGAAATACCGCGACGCCGAGCAGGTCACGTTCTGGCAAAACATCGACGAACGCGAAACCATTTCTGCAACGCCTGTCGTAACCGGCGAAGCCCTTGCGGCAACAAAGCATGCTGCGGTGAAGCTGTCCAATGTGTTCGGGTGTCTGCTGGACTGGGATGCAATCGGTTACACTCCGAAGCTGTCCCGCGTGGTTCCTACGCCCATGAACGCCCGCGGCCTGTATACGAACTTCTGGTATCACTACGGTTGGTCGTGGTACGATGACTTCACCGAGAATGCCGTTCTGTTCCTGATGACCGCCAGCGACGTCACCGCACCCGGCACGGGCAAAGCGGCCAGAGCCTCTACCCTTGAAACCACCACGCACAAGGACGCAGACCCCTCTAAGTCCTGACCGGTACCGGCGGGCATATGCCCGCCGGTTATTTTATAGGAGGTGCAAAATGCAAGCTATATTATACCAGTTTGCAAAGCGCACAAACAGCACAAAACGGCCCGGCGGTGGGCAGGAGTTCGGAATTGACCTTAAAGCCCCATGTAATATCATTGACCCCGAGATCAAGATTGCTACACAGAGTGACCCCACCGGATACAATTATTGTTACCTTCCCACGTTCAGCCGGTATTACTGGATTAAGAACTGGACATATGCCGACGGGCTCTGGAATGCCTCGCTGACCGTTGACACGCTGGCGAGCTATCGTGAACAGATCGGTTATTCTACCGAGTATGTGGTCAGGTCGTCCGCAAAGAACGACCCTAAAATCGTAGATAATTTGTACCCTACCAAAGCGACGATTACCACAAGGACCCTCTATGCAAATTCTACGCCATTCACGGACAACCCGGAAAGTGGCAGTCAAGGATTTTTTGTGGTGGTCGTCAATGCCCCCGGATATGTATCGTTTGGTGGTGCAATCTATCTTGCTATGAGTGGAACCACCTTTCAACAGCTTATGGCGGCTCTTTTACAAAATACTGATTATCTGGATATTAGCGCCGATGAAATTAGTTCGAATTTGACAAAAGCGCTGTTCAATCCTATTCAGTATATTTCAAAAGCGTTCTGGATGCCTTGCGGAAACACAGCTATCGGGACTCCCATTAATGAGGTTCCTGTTGGGTGGTGGAAAATGAAGAATATAGGGAACGCATATGTAATACAAAACAACAACGATAAGCAGATATTTACGTTTAATATCTCCACCCCCCATCATCCGCAGCACATTACAAGAGGCGTTTATACAGATGGGGCACCCTATTCCGAGTACACATTGTATTGCCCGCCCTTTGGGGAAATCAAATTAAATGCCAACCTGTTTGTATTACAAAGCACGTTGTATTGTAGATTAACTGTCGATTACCGCACCGGCGATGCAATACTGGACTTGTCATTTAATAAAGATTACAACACTATTTTCTTCTCTACGTCGGGCAACATTTCGGTGCCTGTGCAGCTGGCGCAGATCGCAACCAATGTGAATGAATTGGCAAGTATCGGCGGACTGGTTCAAACAGCCGTCGGTGCTATTGCCGGTGGTGTTGAGTCCTTTTTTGGCGGTGGTGATATTATAAACGGTATTACCTCTGGTGCCCAGCAAATGACCGTTTCGAGTCAATCAAAAGGAGGAGGGGCCAGCGTCGCCAAATATGGCATCACACCATATTTGACAGGTCTTTTTTATGATCTGGTTGACGACAATAATGAGCACCACGGACGGCCACTGTGTCAGCGGGTGCAGCTGTTCAGCATCCCGGGTTTCATTATGGTAGATGACCCCGATATTGCACTGCCCGCAACAGCCGCCGAGATTGACAGCGTTAAAAGTTATATGAAAAATGGATTCTTTTTAGAATAGGAGGCGTAAACAATGGCAGTATACAAACAGTGTATTACTGACGTGTCGCCAATCAGAGTGACCGCCGGTTATCCTTCATACGCTGACGGCAGCCCTCACCGGGGTATTGACACAGTCCACGGCAACCATAAAGCCTATGCGCCCGAGTCTGGCGTTGTGGTCGTGGCCCAGCACTGGAATGGCAGCACCTCGGGCGATCAGTCTTGGGGTAATATGATTAAGGTACGGATGGCCGACGGCACGACATGGCGGGCCGCACACTTTGCCTCGCAGATTTGGAACGTTGGCGATACTATTTCCAAAGGTCAGTTCATCGGCACACAGGGCCAGACCGGCTACGTAACGGGCATTCACACACATTGGGAGTATGCCGATGCCGCTGGAAACCTGAGGGACCCGTCCAGCATTATCAGAATCCCGAATCAGGTTGGAACATGGGATGTTGAGTGGGACTCGGGTGGAGGCCCTGACCCGGGCCCGGGTCCCGGCCCTGACCCGGGCCCGGGTCCTGGCCCCGGCCCCGGGCCGTGGCCTACTGGCAAATTGCCGGTATGGTTGCTGTTTAAAATGGCGAAAGGGGGCCGTCTGTTGTGAGCGATCCATATAGTTATGACCAGATCAATGCCCATATGTCACCGGTGACGCCCTCCGTAATGCACACAAAGGGAAACAGCTTATCCTATTATTTCCGAAAATATCTTTTCCTTGAGGCCGTGTCGATGGTACGATGGACGCTCCCAGACACGTGGCCCAGTAACCGCTTGCAATATCTTGTGTTCGGTTCCGGCGGTGTTACGGTGTTCAATACGGACCGTTACGGCCTAGTCTATGACCGAATGGGACTGACCGGCATTAACATTTTTTACAATCCCACGCACTCCATTATTGCAAACCCTTTTATTAAGGGGTCCCCGTATTTGCAGATCGGAAAGCAATGCGAGATCATCAATTTGCAGCCCGATTACCGGGGCATGGTGGATATTGTGGCCTATTATGGGGACATGATGGCCCTTGCCGCCCAGACCATCCAGAGCAATTTAATCAATAGCCGCCTTGCCTACGTGTTTGCGGCAGGCAACAAAGCGGGTGCAGAATCTTTTAAAAAGATGTTTGACGCGATTATGCAGGGTGACCCCGCCGTTTTTGTTGATGCCTCTTTGCTCAAAGCGCCCAAGAATGGGGCATCCGGGCAAGCCCCGTGGATGTATTTTGCAACTGACCTCAAAGGGAACTTCATTACCAACGAATTGCTTACAGCCCTTAAAACAATTAAAGCACTGTTTGATACGGAAGTTGGCATTCCGAACACCAATACCAGCAAAAAGGAGCGGATGTTAACCGACGAAGTCAATTCAAACAACGTCGAGACAACCGCTAAAGCGTCGCTCTGGTTGGACAGCTTGCAGCGGGGTTGTGAGAGGGTACACAAGCTATTTGGAATTGATAAGTCTACTTTGTGGGTTGACTGGCGTTTTCCGCCCGATACTAATACGCAGGGGGTGAACAACGATGAACGCGACTTTAAGCTTTAACGGGTTGCTGACGGGATACCCGGAGCTGTTCGACGACTTGAAAGTCCCTGACAGTGTATCTAAAGAGGCCGTTTGCAATCAATTACTGTTTGATACGCTGGAATTAGAGGTGCTGTATGCGGACGGCCCGACAATGCGCCGGGCGCTGGGCGTCTATTCTGAAACCATGCTCCCAAGCTGGACCCGGTACGCAACGGCCCTGGGTCTTGACTATGATGTATTGGCAACGGATGACCGAACCAGAGCCGCCGACCACTCAGGGACCGGCGCCGGCACAAACGGCGTCAAGGGAACGACAACCAGAGTGCCGAACTTGACCACCACTGGCCATAATAACGGAAGTGACAGCACTACCCGGGATGTTACGGGTTTTGACAGCGGGACATTGCAAACCGCAGAAAGGAGCACTACGGCCCTCGGTACTGGGAACACCATTACCAGCAGCGGTACAGATACGACCACCACCGACCAGACATCCACCTCGGAGTCGCACGACAACTACAAAGATACCGTGACCGAGAAGGGCCGGGCAGGGCGAGACCCTCAAGACCTCATTGCAAAAGAGTTGTCACTTGCAATGGAAAATGCGGTGCAAAAAATCGTTATGGACATCCGGGCAAACTTTTGTTTGCTGGTATATTAAGGAGATGCAATAAAATGGGTATCATCAATCCTATTCACAAAGCACCCTACACAAATTTTCATGACCTCAATTTGGATTGGATTATTGAGGTTTTGAATGAGTTTAATACCAAACTGACGGATTTCGTCAGCTTGGCTACAATCAAGTATGCGAACCCCATCCAGTGGAACATCACAAATCAGTACGAAACCAACACCGTGGTTATGGATAGCAACGGCAACGCATATCTTTCCGTACAGCCTGTGCCCTCCGGTGTTTCTTTGGACCGCACAGAGTTCTGGACAAAAATCGGCAATTTCGATGAGCTTTGGGCCGATGTGAAAAGGGCCATTACTCCCAACGATGAGGGCCACAGACCCACCGCCACAGCTGCAAGAGCTGTCAACGATCTTGTCTGGGTCGAGGGGGCGCTGGTGCGCGTCACAAAAGCAATGAACGCCGGTGACGCCTATGTGCCCGACTCTAACTGCGTGAGCAGCTCTACAAATGAAGTCTTGCATTACCTTATCACGGCGTTTAATGAGAGCCTGAGCGCGGAGCAGACGGCCCGGGAGAATGCCGACAACCAGCTCCAGACGGCTATTGAAGCGGAGCAGACGGCACGGGAAAATGCCGACAACCAGCTACAAAATAGCATCAATCAAATGCAGACATATGTGTCTGCACCGGGAGCAGGTATTAAAGCAAACGATCAGAGCGCAGCAGCACAAAATACATCGACGCTGCAACAGCTGTTGGATGCCGGAAAAACAGTATATTTTCCTAAAGGCACTTATTATATGTCAGCCCCCCTATATATGAAAAGAGGTTGTTGTGGAATAATTGGTGAGAACATGCGCGACACCGCCATTATATGGATCACCGCATGCAATGGAATTATTTACGACCTCGAATACAAGGCCCCCAATACATACGATAACATTTATTTTACGATTCGTATCGAATCGCTGGCGCTTTATGGAGTAGGGGCCATTAACGGGGCAGGAAGTGGCATTTATATCCGTAACAAAACATGGATGGACACGGCAAACCAAAATCATGAAGAATATCGTAAGATCAAGGGTGATTCCTATGCGCTGGAATGCCGCAATAGTGTTATCAGGGACATTATCGTCTCTGGGTGGTCCATTGGCATCAATTCGAGCTTATATATTGCGTATGTATCCATTATCAATGCTTTTGTGGATACCTGCGATTTGGGAATCGACGCAAAATTTTCGGATTCGGAATTATGTAATATTGTAGTAACTTTTTGCTATAATGGCATTTTGTGCGAAACAGAGGCAAACAAATGGTGTAACCTGGCGATTAAGATGAACGGATGGCGTGCATCTTATGATGCTTCACACACCATTACGGGGTCAATCGCCTTACATTTGTATCACGCAAAACGTGAACTATTTTGTAACACTGAGGTACAGGAGAGCTACGCTAACGGAGTAGTCGTCGAACAAACAAGTAACAACATCGTGTTTTCCGGATTATTGCTCGATGCGAATGGATTTAAGGTCCCTGTAGGAACCGAGGAAAATAATATTGGTATCCAAATACTGGGAGGGTGCTACAATATTCGGGGCACGGTCCTTGCGACAAACAAAAATGATGTAAAATGTCAGCGGGTCGGCATTTTTGTATCACCCGATTGCGGCAATATTGATCTCCAATATGCCGAATATGAACAACAGATCAGCGCATGGACCCTTGGCCGTAATACTTGCCGCAGCATCACAACAGCCAAGATTAACAACATTACAAATCTTACAGCAACCAACTTCACGAACGGGGCTGATGCAAGTTTTGCGTCTTTTGATGGCCGGAATTTGCATATTGCAATTCACGGCTATTTCATCGCTGATGTCGCTAGTGGCACAAAGTTCTCTGTTGCGTCCGCGTTTGGTGATATACCTTTTGCAAATCTCCCCGGTAACGTTTACAGAGATATTTATCTGTATAATTCTACCGACAACGCACTTGTGCCTGCATCCTATGATAATACTACCGCAAGTGTTATCATTAAAGCCCCTGTACCAACCGGTAAACAAATCAACTGTGAGATTACATTTGATATGCTTTAATATCTTGTAATAGTCCCTATTTAGTGCCCACTCCCCTACCCTATGGGGTGTGGGCA